GTGATCAAAAGTGTTAAAACTTTACGTTTGAGAAGTTCAATATGAGCGCCGAAGATGTCGCTGGTTTCCGCCAGCGATTCGCAAATCGCACCGTGCATATATATGTTAGCGGTGCGATCAAATTGGCCGACTTGTTGAAGATCGATGAGTTTGCTATCGTAGTCAAAGGTAAGGAGTTGAATGCCGCTACCAACCATAGTTCACCAGATGGTTGGAGATATAAGAAATTGAAAGACGGGTCGGTCTACATCGCGGCCCTTGCATTACAAGACTTGTGTGTTGCTGAAGGGATGGAGAAAACGTTGCCCTTAGTCCAAAACATGTGCAATCCACGTCTGGAGATTTCTTATCATGACGGGAGGTTGATGGCCCGCATCAACCGCCAGCTGTTGTTGAAAGCTGGAGATGTAGAGCAAAATCCAGGGCCCTCTTATAAGAGTTGCCTGGTTGTTTGTTTGTTGGGTTTTCTAGTTTACCAAGTCAGTGGTGAACACTTTCAAATAGTGTCCACCAAATGGAATGGAGCTGTCGAACTCGTAGGGCAGTGGTGTTACACTGCTGTTGATTGGATATTCGGTGATTGGTTAGACGAGAAAGCTTACGAATGTGCCATTATTAAATCTGACATTTCAAGTTGGAAGTCAGCGTATAATGGCAGGTTAACTAGGGCTATGATCAGGATTTACAACGCTGTGCCGTACCTCCCCACTTTGCCGAGGCTAAGTGAGTTGAGTTATCCGGTACGTTGCAGTGTGTTGGAGAAGGTTTGGAGGTTTCCAACTGTGGTAGAACAGTTTTCTATTGCTGGCATTATGAACATATTTGCCATATGCTGTTATGTTAGCCTTATGGGGCTTACCACATGTTGTGTTGTCATTTGGAGAGTTGCTACTGGTGGTGTTAGACGTGTTAGAGTCATTAACCATCAAAAACCTTTCATTATTAATGACATTAAGGATGCTTTCAGAGCACATGTGGCTGGTTTGAAGATGCCCAAACGCTCTGCTGGTGCACATAAAATCCTCGCCTTCCAACGACGCGCCGCTGAAGAATTTTGTTTCAACACGTTACTCGAGAAGTTTGAGCGTGTTAGAGATGTCGGCGGTTCACGATCCAGATGGCCCGAGTTGGGGTATGCTAAGCATGTTTGTTGCCCCGTCGTAAGTAATGACGACATATTACGAAACGATAAAGACAGGACAACGTTCGAAAATTGCGGTAAGAGAGGAGAAGATTGTCCCCACCGCAGAACGATTCCAGCTGCCGTCATTAGTCATGTGGATTATCACATGACGGTTGACCAACTGACCAGGACAGTCACCGGACCTACGTTTATTATCAATCATGATTTTACAAGATTCAACACTGGAGTAGGTAGGTATCAAGAAGGAGAAGATATGAAGTATGAAGCAACCGTTGAAGTTGTTGGGAGCAAAGTCAGTATGACACCAGACGGAGGCACGCCGTATTTGAATCATCCATTTCATAATTGGTTGAGCGAAGCAAGCGCCGTGAGCGCAAATGGTGCCTTCACGTATGTCAGGTTAGGAGATTTGGGTGAAACAAGTGTGTATTATTGTCATCCTAGTGATGGCGTTTATAATATTAATGATGAAAACGCTCTCACCACATCTGCCTATGACTGTTTGCCCAACGTCAACGGGTACAGCGTTGTTATGGACGAAAATAAGATGTTTTATAGGTTTAGTAATAAGGCCAATCGTGTGGAGTTTGATCTCTCAATGGAGCTGATAGATGACGTTGCACTGACTATGTCATCAGCACCACGCAATGAAAAATATGGCGACACGTTACGGTCTTATTTACTTGGGAAAATGAAAGCCAAACAGGCAGACACAGCACGTCTGTCTCATGCCTACGGATTAACATCATATTTGTCCGATCTCCATGCTGTTAAAACAGTTCCCTTCGCAACATGTATTCAAGGTCATCCAGTGAATTTTACATGGTTCGATATCGTCAGATCTAAGTTATGTATTTGGTTAACTCATTTCACCAAAAGTCACATATTGAGATCTTTACGAAATCGGTTAGTTGATACCCGAGTCGCCAATAGACTCGCTCCATGGATGTTTTCAACTATATCGGTACCCACTTATGAGGTATATATGGAACGCTCAGTTGCTACTTGTGGCACTGGGCGCCGAATTAACTACAGCCGCAACCCACGATTTCCGAATGAGGCCACGGCAGTTGATTCCTGCGTTGCTGAACGTGGTCAGTTCAATTCCTGCGAAAACGCCGGAGAACATGCTCACGTCAATCGAGACCCGTGTGTTGAACACGGTGCCGCAGCCATTACCCCACATTGTGAGATCAAGGCTCAAGAACCTGATATCCATACCGATGTTGAATCTACCCCAACACCAAAGCCACGCACTGTCGTCGACACAGTTAAAGTGGCCCCAAGAAATTGTACAGTTCCCAATCCCGGTCCCAAAACCATCCGCCGGTCAGCGCATGGTAAATTTGAGGGATTACCTGTCACCCGACCAAATGACGACCATGTTACCAATCCAATTGTGCAATCTGAACTATCAGAAAGTGCAGAATCACTTGGCGCCATTAAACCATCCGTTACTGTCCTCACATACGATCCACGTACTGGAGCTCCTGAGCGCATCATTATCAGCCCAACAGCTGGAGCAGATGAGTGTTTCAACATTCCTAGCTTCATTACAGATAAACTTGGAGAACCCGATTTCGAAATTGAAGACTGCTTGCTCGCAGTTAATGATGTCGTTAATGCCATTGAAAAATTACAACCTAAAAGTTGTGATCGACACGCCATCATTAAATGGTGCCTTGAGTACTTTACTCGTCCCACTGGAAAATGCAGTGATAAGTCCTCTGCGCCTAAAGGCTCTGGCTTATTACCAACAACATCTGTTGGTGCCATTCCAAAATATTACAGGACCATTAGATTTCGAGATTTGGGTATCGCGGTACCCCCTGCACCGCCAAAACATGTTGCGCGAAGCTCGGGAGAGAGCACTGACGTTAGGATTGAACAGGAAGGATGCGAAGGTCAAGAATTTCTTGAAGATAGAAACAAGCGTAAAACAGGGAGATCCACGAAATATTTCTCCAAGAAGCGATGAGTTTCTAAGTATCATCGGCCCGTATATTGCGCAGATTGAGGCTGCCCTTCATGACCACAAAAGCTTAGTTAAAGGATTATCCATGAACCAACGTAACCATAAAATTAGAACGTTGACTGGTTACTCTCATTTTATTGAGACTGACTATTCAAGATTCGACACATCTATTTCCATTGAATATTTAGAACAGGTTGAGTATTTGTTCCTGACAACACCATTTATGTCAGACGAACATTGGCTCTTCCGCCAAGCTCTCAGGATGGCTCACCATACTTTCGGTGTTAGTGACTTGGGTATTAGTTATTCTATACCAGGCACTCGCTGTTCAGGTGATGCCCATACTTCCATCGGCAATGGTCTTATAAACCACTTTAATACGTGGCTTGCTCTGGAACCCCTTCCGGCTGATAGCTGGACATCCTTTCACGAGGGTGATGATGGTATCATAGGTGTCGCTGAGGAATTTATAGATCAGGCCTGCTACAATATGCATTTGATGCCGTCCTTAGGCTTTCAGCTTAAAATGGACAGGCATAATGATCTGACGCAAACGAGTTTTTGCGGCAGGTTTTTGGCTGCAGATAAAGACGTTATAGTGTCTATCTGCGATTTAAAACGTACATTAGCCAAGTTGCATACCAGTTGTAGCGATGGAGACCCTATGTCGTTGATAGTTGCCAAAGCAATGAGTTATTATCATACCGATAAGAATACACCGATTTTAGGCGCTTTTTGCACCACATTAATATCGTTATATTTGCCCTATCTCTCTAAACGTCGAATTGAGAGGGCCATCGGTCATTTGAGGACGGAAATGTATCATCGTTTCAAAAGTCAAAACCTCAAATCATTTTATACTACCAACTATGCTCCGGTGGAACCTTCCGCTGTTAAACGAGCATTGGTCGCATTACGCTGTGGCTATACACCTGCCACACAAATTGCGTATGAACAGTATTATTATAGCTTCTTGCGATTGGGTTATTTACCCAGCAACATCGACCGCATACCTGAGGG